ACAATACAGGATCATAGGCATTTCCACCTTCATCTGCAAAATCTTTAATAAAGTCAACTTCAATAAGGTTTTGTTGATCTTCATTTAAAGCATTCCATTTAATATTAGCATTATTAATAAAATCTGCAACATCCTCTTTTCTATTTAAGAATCCATCGGAAATAGCTAGCATCTCTGCTGCAACACTTTTATCTTTACCAAAATTTTTGCTTATTTGTTTACTAGCTGCATAAAGGTTTTCCTTACCAACTAATGTTTGCAAAAATCCTACAGTTTCTTTTCTTCTGACTGCCGAATCTGGCATATCATCTAAAAAGGTATTTGATACTGATGTTACTATGTTATTAGGTAAAAAACTTTCAGTATGTGGTAAACTAGACTTATATTTATTAATTAGGGTTTTATAATCATTTGCTATGTTTTTAAGTATATCGCCTTTATCTTCTAAACTAACATTTGGATTAAATAGTTTACTGGCATTAGAATTTAAATCGAAATAATCTATACCCATACTTTTAGACATATAAACTTGTAAAGTTCCTGGTGCATCTTTGTTTAATTCTTGTTGGATTCTTTTAATTGCTGAAGTACTTTCCCTTCCAGTTTTATCAAATGCAAATTTTTCTAAATCCTCTGGATGAAGATCACCTTCTAAAATTTTTCCCATGCCTTCATAAATAACACTATTATCTTCATTTTTAATAGCTTCATTTCTTGCAGATTTACGAACATTTAAAGCATCATCTACCCACCCTGGTATTTGTGAAGAATATTCTGGATATTCTTTTTTTAAAGAAAATACAATTTCAGCTCTATATGAGTCAATTTGTTCATCTGATATAAATAATGGTGCTTTTATCTTGTCATAAGCTAGATATTTTACAGTAGTTTCTTCTATGGAATCCTCTAACTTTAAAAGCTCTTTATGTCCAAATATTTGACCGAAAATTTGTAAATCTTCTTCTGAAAGATTTTCTCCTTGAAGTGCTGATTTATTAATTTCATTAAACTGATCTTTTAGTCTTATTTTATTTATTTCTTGAATTTTATTTTTTTTATTTTTTATTTTATTTTCTATAGCAGTAAATTCATTATAAGTTATATCACCATTTGTGTATGATTCTTTTAGTGGTTCTTGCATTTGATTCAATTTATCAATGGTGTTAGATTTATTTACCATTGATTTCAAAGAAGCGTCATGCAATTGATTGTTAGCTATTCTAAGCATTTCTTTTGCTTCTTCCTCGTTGTTTATAATTCCTGAGTTTAATAGCTCTGTAACATGTGCTCTTACCTTTGTTAAAGATGACTCTATTAAAGTTGGATCACCAGCAAGGTCTGATTTTATTTTTTCTAAATTATTACTATAAGCTAATAAGCCTGTTTTTGTAGCATTTTCATCTACTTTTTTTATAGCATTTATTTTTACATTAGTCGAAAGTTGTAAATACTCATTATTTAACTTTTGCTTTATTTGCTTGTCCTTAGAGCTTGTATACTTTTCTTCATTTTTTTCAAGAAAATCATTTGCCTGTATATCTTCATTTCCTGTATTGCTCTGATTTAGTTTTGCCGCAAACAAAGCAAAAGCTGAGTTTCTTTCTGCTCTAATTTTTTCTAATTCTGCTTGTTTTTGCTTTTGTTTTACGTGTCCATACAAGTTTATCGCATTGTTGATAACTTGACCCATAGCAGCAGTTCCAGCCGAATTATAAAAATCACTAGAATTAATATTTGTAGATTTTCTAAAAGGCTTAGTCATCATTCTCTGATTAGCCCTCATTTCAGGTGCTGCTGATGCACCTCCTACTTTTTTTGCTTCAAATGTTGGTAATTTACTCATGCAAACATCTCCGCTGCTCTCATAACAGTGTTAAGTGTGTTTGCAAATCCTTGCGTTTTAGCTGCTTGAGCACCTGCCTGTCCACCCATATGTGCTATTTTTGCTTGCCACCTTAAATCTTTAGCCTCTAAAGCAGAATTTCTTTTAGCTTCACTTCTAGCAAAATTTAAGTTCCAAGCTTTATTATCTTCTTCATATTTTTTTATTGATGCTATATCAAACAATCTATCTACTTCATATAAACCCCTATACAATTCTGCTTGCCTATTTAAATTATATTCAATTTCAGAATATCGCATAACATCTGTCATAGATCCTCCAGAAGCAACTCCGCTTGAAGACATAGCTACTCTTTGCGAACCTCTCTGCCTCATTCCTGACCTTAGTGTTATTGTGTCGTTATGCTTAGTAGCCCAATTTTGAAAAGCTATTTGTTTTTTTCGGCTTTTATCATTAAATTCAGATGTTATTTTTTGTGAATTTATATTATAGATATATGCCTTATCATTAATATCTTGTGCTCTCTCAACTTCTTCTGCATTCCATGTAAGTCTAGCAGCTTTTTCATCCCCTGCTTTTGCAGCAGCTTTAGCACTTTCAGAACCTGTAAAATAATCTTTAATAGATTTTAAGATACTAAACCTTAAATGTTCTTGATGTATTAAATATTTATTAATGTAGTATGTGATAGATTTCATTATAAATTACTCCTTACTTCAGTTGTTATAAATAAAACATTACAAGGGAACGGTTTATCCTGTCTTAGGTAAAAACCAGCTTCTGAGTTATAGTCCATGTTTAATAATATGTTTTTATCTCCTGTGTATAATGGTGGGGATATATCCATCCTATCTAATGACGATCTAAAAACAATATCGTCTAATTTATCTAATGATTGCCCAACTTGTAAACCTAAACTATTCCAGAACCTTGCAATTATTTTACTAATTCTTTTTGTAGATCCTTGAGAAGATCCAATATCTCCTTGCACATCAACAGGTAATGTTTTGCAACTAGCAGCATAGTTATACCCTATTTTAATCTTAGTTGCAGGTGCTTGTAATGTAACAGCACCATTTATTACAACTCGGTCTGGATGTGACCCATTGTTTGCAACTATAGAAACTGTTTCACCTTCCAAATGACTTAGACCTGATACAGTAGATATTGCACCACCGCTATAATCTAATCCGCAATCTACAAAAAACAGATTGTCTTTGTCTTGATCGTGATTAGCCCAATCGTCATCCTCTAAATACTCAATGTATTGTCTTGTTTGTCCGTTAATCGTTCTTTTGACTACTAGGTATGTAATATCTGTCTGTTCTAGTGCCGATGGAATAGTTGTAATTGCTTTGACTTGTGCAATGGTAACTTTAGCTAGTGACCCACTACCCCAGGTAGGACTAATATCTGTAGCCACAAAAGTGTTTCCTACTGTATTGCTACTAGCTCCAATTGTAGTAAAATCTGCACTACCAGCTATTGATTTAATCCTATATGTCTCACCTTCAATGACATATCCAGAATTTACAGTTTCAGACTCATAAGTTCCACCAATATCATGGTTGTGAAATGCAATAATATTCTGTTCCTTCAAATACGTCATGCCTACTAATCTGCCAGATTCCAAAACATACCAAATAATATTATCTGGTGCTTGTCTGTAAGATGTATATATTGCCCTAACTCCTTGTCTAAGAATATGATTTGCAATTACTGATATTTCTTTAGAATCATAAACATCATTGTCATAATTGTAACCCATCTCCATTATTTTACGTGTTGTCCTATCTGTGTAAATTAATGAGTTACTAATTAGATGTGGTTCGACAATACTGGAGCCATAACCGTTCTGCCTGATTACGTTAATATCGCTAGGTGTAATACTAGCTCCTGATGATCTAATTGCATACTGACCACCCTTAGTTCCAATGAAGAATTGCTGTGCTGATCGCATCCACTGAATAGAATTTGTTTCTTCACTAGCAATCTGAAACCTTAAACCATTATCATCTGATACAACTGCATCACTTGGATTATTCGGTTCAAAGTTTTCGTAATCATCTGTTTTACTTGCCCAAAAAGTATTTGGTTCTGTCGATGTTCCACCAAACCATAACCTATTTTGATGAAATGTAACTGTTCCAGAGTAACCTGTAGATTCTGACCATGCACCAAGTCTCCATAACTCTGTTGCTGAACTAGAACCTAAATTACTAGATAAAGATACGCTTATATTACTAGCATCTGTGAATGTTTTAATATACCCATACCCAGCCAATGGAGAAGATCCATCATGTGCTATTCTTATTACTCTGCCAACATCTGTAGATGAAAACAAACTAACAGAAGCAACTACGTTTATAACTCCAGTTGTTCCTGATGGGTTTAATGTTGCATCAGTTAAATTCTCAGCTTGATAAGGACCATCTAAGTTTGCTACTTCTTCGATAGTCCAAGAAATATTGTTAGTTCTGCTAACTTTTCTAGGTTGATGTGATTCGCTTGCAATAAACAAAACATCATTAGACTGTGCAAAACTTAATCCTTCTAAATCGTCCTCTGTGTATGGTGTATCAATAATTATATGTTTATTTGCTACACCACCAGATGTATATGCTGAAAATGCTGTGGAATTTATGTTATTCCCAAGCATATCAGTTAGTTCAAATGTATTTGTTGTTTTGTTGCTTACTTTATAGTCTTTATTATTTAGCTGAGACATTCCGACAACATTACTAATAGTAAGAACATCACCATTAACAAAACCATGAGCATTACTCGTAACAACCACAACGCTTGCCTGTGTTGCCCCTGTAATAGCGACATCATTATCTGTAACAAATCCTTCATTCTTTAATACTCTGATTTTTAGTGGAGAAAATTCTAATGTGTAGGATTGCTCATTATTATAAACAAACTTTTGCAACCTTACTTTTTTAAGTTGATCTACAATCTCACCGATAAATTTAGTTCCTGGACGTTTACTAATGCCTCCTTGTTGACGTATAAGGAAATTATTCATTTCTTCAACACCATCTGCATACTGTTGTATATCAGTCCTACCTCTTAGTAATGGACTAATTTCTCCACTTGAGAAAGAGTTTTTAGTAACTTTTATTCTCATGTTGTAGGTTTAGGATAAGTAGTTGCGTAACCACCAATTAATCTAGCATTTAAAAAGTCTGTTGCCTCGAAACCTTGTCTGCGTCTTTGTCTGTTATTGGCAGAAATAGCTTTTTGCATTGTTCTTTCATACAACAGTTGCATCCTTTCTGACGTTTGATTGTCATTAGTAATTAAATAAGCAATGTCGTAAGCTAAACAAGCTGAGATAGCTTCGTTGACCAATGGGTCTAATAAATTAAAATCTTCTATGTTAGAAACATATATTATCTCTAACTCTGTTCCATCAAACAAAATCTTACCACCTTCTAAGCTATAAAAAGTGTCTTTGTTTTCTGGATCTACTGTTACCAATTTTAGACAATCTGTTGGTAACTGAAATTCGTTGCTAAATTTAAAAGCTGGAACTGTTGTTAATGCAGCTAATTTAGTTCTTTTAATGGAGCCATGAAAGTAGCTCGTGTTTAAGACTATCTCTTTACAATTATTTATACGCTCATTACATATACGAGCAGCCTTATTGTTTGTGTCAGTAATGCTAGTTATCAGGTCTTGACCTAATTTAACTAACGCTCCGTTTGCAATACTTGTCTTGCTTGCCATAATTTAAACCTACATAAAAAAAGGGAAGAGACAAATTTAATCTCTCCCCCTTTAACATTAATATGAGCTTTCTCGAAAGAAATTATTCTTCTGTATACTCAACAATAATTGAAACATCGCCAGCAGAATCACTTGATACTGTAGCTGTTTGTGTAATTGCAATACGCAAGTTAGTTGCTGGATCTTCTGGTAGACCTGCATCTTCCCAAACGTAATTGCTTACTTTGTTAATATCTCTTGCTTCAAACGCATAATCCGTAAAACCAGTAGCAGATTGGAAACCTGTCACTAATGTCGCATAAGCGTCTTCGTCAATTACTGCATCAGCAGAGTATGTTACAGCACCAGAAGTAGTGAATGTTTGTTTTGCATTATACAATCCAACATTAACAACACTGTCTGTGCCTCCATCTAAGTCATCATTAGCAATTTTGATAGATACGATTTTAGAATTACTTGGCACTTCAGCCAAATAAACCACATCTCCATCTGCATCAAAATCACCATCTGCGACTGCTGCTGTATCACGAAAAATACGTGATTTAGCATTAATAGTTCCTCGCTCTAAACGCTCTCTTGGTTCTGCGTCTAAAAGAGTTACGATTGCACCTTTTGTAGTAGCCATTTTTTATATCTCCTTATTTAGTTGGATCACATTTAATTTCTACAACCTTTTCCTCATACATACGCACTGCACCAGCAGACATTTCTGCCAAAATCTGGAAGTTGTGGAATTTATGAGGAATTGGATCAACCTTTGCAGAGATGTCAGAAGCAACTGCCATTTTAATAGCACTCTTTGGCATTACTACAACTCGACTGTTTCCGCTTGCATCCTTGCGAACTAACTCAGTTCTGCAAAATTCAAGACCCATAAAAGTATTGATTTCGCCATTAACTAAAGCTTTAACTGTGTTAAAATCAGCACTGGTAACTTCAGTAGTTCTCAGTAATGAATTTTCAGCAGCAGCATTAATAATACAAACTGGAGTCTCACCATCTTTAATAGCTTCAGCTTGACGAAGTTTTAAGATAGCTTGTCTAAGCTTTCCGATTGTAAGATTACTGTCCGTTGCCCCACCAGATTCAACAAAATTTACTGCAATTTGTTGTGATGCTGGAAAAGAAACAGATGTGCTTCCAGTTTTACCAGTGTAAGCAGTGCCTAAAGCAGCATCTAGGATGATTTCATCCATTTGTCTACCTAAAGCATATACAGCAGTAGTTACATACTCAGAAGTAGGATCAATAATCATTCTGAGTTTATCTTCTTTATCAATCATGTCTGCTGAGTAGAAGTCTTCGAAAGAAACTCTACGCCTGCTCTGTGGTGTGTCGCTATATTGCACATCACCATGACGTGATCCTTTTAGTTTCGCATTAACCGCACCTACACGATCAAAGTATTTGTATTCCGCACCCATTGGATCTTCAGTAACGTAAGAACGCAATCTTGATCCTTCTTGTTGGAATATTAGGTCTACGTTTGCACTGTATTGCTGTGCAAAAGCTGTAGTCACTTGATTTGACATTTTATATCCTGTTTTAAAATTAAAATTGGTTTGATGTCTGCTATCCTCGATTAACTCTAAGATAGCTACCCCAAAAACAGGACAATCTGACAATGAGCCTTCACATAGTGAGGACAAACTTAAATTAACATTTATTCATAACTATATATCTGTCAATAAAAAAGCCTCATCAAATTAATGACAAGGCTTATGGATTATAATTTATTTAGACAATTAACTAGCTGCAACTCTATGTAACTCAGTCCATTTTTCTAAAGCAAATTTATGACCTGGATCTGTTTTATTTGTTAATTGTGATGTAAAAACTGGATCAGACCTTAACTGATCTAATTCTGACTTAGCAGCAACTGGACTTGTCCATGAGCTAGATTGTAGCGTTCCCTTAAACTCTGTATCGTCCATTAATGATTTACCTGCATTCGCTAACAATTGAATTAGATTTGGATCGTTTCCGTATCTTTCTTGCACTTGTTCTGCAACATCATTAGGTAACAACTTGTTTAAAGCTGCATTACTAAGTTTTAAATTAGTCTCGAAATCATCACCCCATTCTTTTTGTAACACTTCTCTAGCGTTTGTTTCGTTAGCGATGAATTTCTCTTCGACACTTTGAGATAAGTTTGCTTCCCTCTCAGCAATACTCGTAAAAACTGCACTTGCTTGTTGTTGGCTGAGTCCAGCTTTATGAAACGATTCTGCAAGTTTGTTTTTATCACTATCCTCAAATTTAATATGCTCAGAATTATAACTTAGATCATAACCATCTATTGTTTCAGGTCTTCCTGTTTTATTGTAAAACTCATTCCAATCTGAATCTTGCCAGTTTTCCTGTGGTAAAGAAACTTTAGGTTTACCTAATACTTTCTCTAAGTTCACAACTTGTTTAGCAATATCATTAATGTTTTTAGCATTACTAATAGAAGGAGTTGATCTAAACTCTTCGCTTATATCGTTTAACCAATCTTTTTCAGCAGATGCAATTGTTGCACCCTCGTTCAGTAGATTAGTTTGCGGTTGTTCTGTTGTTGTTTCAGCTACTGTATCAGTCGGTGAAGACTGTGTAGCTACTGCTGATTCCATCGTTTGTTCTTCGCTCATGTCTTAATGTTTTGATTTTTGCTTCGGATCTACGCTCAAACTCACTGTCTGGTGTAGATATAAAATCCTTTATTTTAAGCAACGTATTCCGAACACCTTCATTTAAAGCAGTGCCTTGTGGATCTCCTTTTACGTATGTAGAAGTATTGTAATAACACAAACTTTCTAACATAGTCATTGCTAGTTTTCCGTTCCTACCTCGGAATATTTTTTTAAATGATTTCTTCTGTAACTCTATCTCTCTAATCTTTTGTACTTTGTCTTCTATTTCTTTGCTCATATGTTTTGTTCCATACTTCGAGCTTGAGCTAAGTCTTTAACAGCAGATGCTTCTAGTGGTGCATTGTTTACCGCCATTTGTCTGGCTTCATTTTCTGCTTTAGCTTGTCTCAACTCTTGTATTTCTTCTGGTGTTCTTGTGGTTTTAGTGGAAATGTCAGACCACTGTGCCATTGCGAGTGAAAGTGCATCGGTATCAATAACATCAATTACATTAGGATCTAATTGTGCTAGTAAAGATAACTCTTCTATATATCGTCTTGAATTTTGAGATTTAATTGAAAACTGTGCTTTTGCTGCTGGAGATGTGTATTTAATCTCTAAAGTTCCTAATTCGACATCAGGTTCAGCAAATTTACCTTGCTCTGCCATAAGATTATATGACCGTTGTATCAATGGACCGAACAACTCAACTTGCAATCTTCCAAGCATAGGAGACATCATTCTTAATTTCTCGTCTCTTTCGTCAGCTACTTCAAATGCTGTTTGACGTTCATTCTTTCTTTGACGCAATAACCAATCAACGTGAAAAGCTTCATTAATCTTCTTTTCTAACCTAGACATTGTGTAATCAACCCAATCAAGTCTACCACCAGTCTCAACAGGTCTAATTTGTGCTGAACCAGGTTCTTTCCATATAATAGATCCACTCCCTGTTGCAACATCTCCAATAATTGAATCATCTTCAATTTCTAAGCTTGGATTAATTTGTTGATCGCCTTTCATTAATACTTGTCGTTGGACTGCATTAATTACTCGTATATCATGTAAAGCTGTTCTTCCTGGACTTCTACCGTAAACTTCACCAGCTAATTTAGTCCATCTTGGAACATGATAAGGGAACTCGTCAAAACCACCTTTACTTAAAATACCACCATCTTTAGTTATGCCATCGTCTAACTTCTTACAAAACCAAAAGCTTACAAACTCTTTTGACTCAGACAACTTCTGTCCTGTTTCGTCCTGTGATGGGAAAACAGAATGAGATATTGTAAGCTTATCATGCTGACGCATTGTTTTAAGCTTCTCATTGTTTCTGATTTTAGGAAACTTCTGTAGTATTTGCCTGACAGTCATTTCCATTTCTCTATACAAAGTATCAACCATTCCAAGATGATTTTCTCTTATATAGCAATGAGCTAGTGGTATTGTTCTAAATACTAACTGATCTCGTTTAATGTCAAACTCTTCGTATATAATAGACGTGCCTAATGCTCCAAGGTCTAAATAACATTCGTGCATTGATTGATTGAACCCAACATTAGGTTTGCTGAGTTCCCTAAATATAGTATCGCTAACAGACTCTAACCATTCTCTTACAGACTCGTCCTCCATTAAATTAGTGTCGCTAGTAGATAAACTAAACCAACGATCAGTAGGAGATGTGTTGTATGTATGTAGTCCAGATGCAAATTGCTCTAATGCCCATAAAGCAGTTCCATCATAAATCTCGTAATGCCTTGATTCACCACGAGTTAGGTTTCTTAAAAAGTCACTTGTGCCTGGACGTATATATCTAACAACATCTTGTAGGTCCTGATTCCATAAACCTCTATCACCTTTAAGTGTTTGGAGGTCTTTATGTAAATAGTCTATTAAGCGTTCTTCGTTCACGATGCACTACCTAGCAATGTTTTTTTAGTTGTTTCACCGTAACTAGGTTTCCCTTGTCTCATTTTACTTTCTTGCTGCTTACTTCTTGACCTACTTCTACTTGGATTTTGCCCTTTGCTTAGTAATGTAGATTGAAATCCTTTACGTCTTTTATCAGATTCCCTTACCTCATTTACCGAAGATGCACTTGCAACTGTAGGAGCAGGTGGTGCGGAAGGAGCAGAATAAGTAGGTCTAGGTGTAGGAGCAGGTGCAGGTGGTGGAGTATTAGATTTAAGAAAAGCATCCATACGTCCAGGCTCACCTTGTAATCGTGATCCACTTAAATATATATTATCAAATCTATTTGTAGCTCCAGCAGAATCGTTTATTGTAGTATTAATGTATTTATTATAATCTACAGTAAGACCTTTGCTTTTTGCATATTCTTCAATAACTTCTATAGCGTTACGATTTGTTTGACCAGTTCTTGCGTTACGTGTTGTTGCACCCGATAAATTATATGCTGTATCTCTATCCATAATAATTAACAGTTATTCACAAGTTATTTAAAGTCAATGTAGTAATTCATACACACTTTTCACTTTAGATTGTCTTTTCTTACCACCAGATTCATCTCTTACTCTACGAATACTTTGTGCTGCATACCTAAAAGCATCCGCTGCATCACTCGCCCAATCATGCACATCATGGTCTACAAATGTACCTGCCATGTCATCCCACTGCCTATGGTATGCCCTTAGACAATCTAATCCATGCTCACATTTCTTTTTGTCAAAATAGCTACGATACAGCAAAGCTCTAGCCCGATCTATACCTTCGTCTTTACTCTCTCTGACTAATGGAGTCATACGCAACCCAAGATCCCTAGCCATATCAATTCTAGTTGTAGTATGTCCAGCACCTGTATCTCTACGTTGCTTTAAATCGT